GGAGCAGAACGGGAGTTCTATGATGTTAACGGCCGGCCTATTAACGACCTGTTCCGTCAAACTGAACAAAACTTGCTTGATCGTGGAGTGCCAATTGACAAGCACGGTCCCATGGTACTGGTCCGCAACAGAATCAACCCGGACATCACTGAGACTGCAAGTGGAACAATGACTGTGGGAACAGGTCCTACACGTCGAGGCATGGGTCGTGGATATGACTTTGTCGAAGACTTCGGCAAGTTGCCGTTGTACCAAGCCGTTAATGCTAAGACAAATTACGCAAACAAAACGCAACCGATGGGTGACATTGTCCACGCCAACTTCGTGCGTGCATTGGCTAGAAAAAATCCATTCATTGCCCTTGGCAACTTGTTTAGAACTGCCCCTGACCGGGTCATGGCTACTTCAGTTCGTAATGCCGGCATGCGAAGGCGACAAGGCAAACTTGAAGATTATGAAAAAAGTATTCTTGGGTTCTATCAACAACAAGCCCAACTGGCTATTGATGAGGCTAGAGCTGCCGCCGAAGAGGCTGGTATGTCTGACGAAATCATGCTAGAAGAAATGTTTGGAGAAAAGGCTGTAGACGCTAGAGCAGAGGAGATGCGTGACGAGGCACGGCGTGGCCGAGTTGACTATGACGAATCAGCTACTGGCGTTGGGTATGGAGGAGACCCAAGTGGCAACCCAACGAGAAAAAGAGAGTTGATGAAATTTGTCAGTCTCGCCATGGGTATTGGTATGATTGCCCAATTTAAGAAGTTCATCTACGGCGACGAGGATGCTCTTGATTTAGACAACGTGCTGGCAGAATCTTTGAGTCGTGGCACAGGAACGGCAGACGTGTTTGGAACCAATACACTGAGATTCATGATGCAGATAACTGGAGTCATGGACCAATACTCCGGCCGAACGGTGGGAGAAGCAGCCCAGGCTCGTGTTCAGAGTCTGGTCCAAACTATTACAGGAGATAACGCGGATGCCGGAACACGGGTTGCAGCGGCAACTGAATTGGCTTTGCTCATCTCGCTGGCTCGTGGTAACCTAAGAGCGTTGCCTTTCAGTGACGTAGTTGGGGCAGTGCGAGAAAGCCTAGAAGATGATCGAAAGGGCCCAGAACGTATGGAGCCACCGAGAGTAGACACCCTGCCGGGATTATAAACAATGACAGTCAGCCAACTTACATTCCAAAACACGTTCGACACTGAAAGCTCTAGTAATCCTACCTTCACGTTGGATTATCAGTTCTTCAACAACTCAGAACTACGTGTCATTCTTAACGGCACTGTGTTGACCGAGGGCACGGCTCAAGACCAATACACCCCATCTGGTGCAAACAGCGGCTCTGTAGGCTCGGTGCAGCTCAACGGCTCTTACAGTGCCGGCACTGCAAACTTGATCATCACCCGCGTCATCCCACTGACGCAGGCGACTGATTTGCAGGCCAACTCTACGTTTGACGCGGAGGCACAAGAAGACCAGTTTGACAAGCTCACGGCCATTGCCCAACAAAGCCTTGGCATTGATACAACACGTGGAGAAAATTACGACGCTGGGTCTAGAAAAATTACCAACGTTGCAAATGGACAAAACCCCAAAGATGCAGTCAACTATGAACAGCTTTCAGGGGCTGTATTTGACGTAGCACCAGTTCAGTCGGTCAACGGTGAAAGCGGCGCGGTAGTCCTTGATACAGGCGACATTGCAGAGGGCTCCAACCTCTACCACACCAACGCTCGTGCTTCTGCTGCTGCACCTATCCAAACTGTAACTGGCACGAACATCACCGTTACTACTGATGGCTCAGGCAACGTCAATATTACAGGCCCAACTGGTTCTGAAAGTGGCGGCAGTGTCCCAACTGTCTCATCTGCTGACAATGGCAAAATGGTGGATGTTGCTGGCGGTGTCTATCGCGTGTCAAATTCTGGCACGATTAGATCGACCCTTGGCTTGGCTACAACTGACGATGTCACATTTCGTGATGTCAACGTTGGTGTTGATCTTGACGTTGCAGGAGCTTCGCAACTTGACGGAAATCTGGTCGTAGGTAGCAACAAGTTCACCGTGACTGCTTCTAGTGGCGACTGTGCTATCGTGGGGGTTTTGGGTGTTGCTGGTGACGCAACGTTTGCAGGCGATGTCACAGTCACTGATGACCTGCAGATCCAAAACGACGGGCACATCAAAGCACAATCAGGCGGCGTGGGTGTCAATATTGACTGCACTAACTCAAAAGGCAGCTTGCACGTACAAGAGACCAGCAGTGTTACAAACCCCTCTTCAGGGCCATCAAACACAGTTTTGCTTGCTCAGTCAGATACCGCAGACCACACTGGCTTGTGCATCATGGGTCCAGCAAGAAACTCAGGTGATGACCACGACATCAAGTTCTCAGTCCGTAACGAAACTGCAATGACTACAGGTATCAGGTCAACCCGAGCTGCAAGCCAGGCTTCTGACTCGATGGGACTCTTTGTTAATGGCCAAAAGGTTATTGATATCCAGGATGCTGCAGTCGATTTTGGGGGGTCAACTGGAGGAGACACCCGTCTTAAAAATGTTGAAAACGGTGTATCCAGTAAAGATGCAGTGAACCTTAGTCAAATTACTAGTTTGGCTGCTGAAGAGATGAATCTCACATTTGGCTACAACGGTGATGGCCAATCTAAGGTAACTTGTGATTATGGTTCAGACACAAATCCAGCTGGTGGGCAGCAAAATTATGAAAATCATGCTGTCGGCCTTAAAATTGGCGATTCGACTGCTCCGTTGCCATCATGGTGCTCGAATGTAAATACTACAGATCACTCCATAACTTTGAAATCTGGCACTTACCACATCCATTGGCAGCTCGTGAACTATATCAAAGCTCTTGCCCAGAATGGCGTTCGCTCTGGAAAGTTGGCATGTGGTCTTGCATCAGGCACCGTCAATAACCAGAGCACGGGGTCCGGCGATCCAAGCAATGCACTGACAGATATGCTTGGTAACAAAAAAACACCTACTCCGTTTGTAATTTCAGAAGCGCAATCACTTGCCAATATCACTGATCACCAAGTCAATTACACTCAATCTTTTACCTTGGGGACTTACGGTGACGGGGCTACTCATAACGTCTACCCATTTGCCATGTACGGATTTAGTGGCACCAGCGAATTAGCCGATGGTCAATACATGCTGGGCTCCGCACATATCCGTCGAGAAGAGTTGACAGGTTGAATATAGAAGCAGAAGCATTGCGTTTGATTGAGGAGCTAAACAAAGCTCACTCCGAAAATCGCATACAAACTGAGTACGGGGGACTTGCCTCAGAAGGTTCGGAAGGTGGCCCCTATGACTGGCAGGCTGAGTGGCACAATGAAGGGTCGATCAACCCTGAGCGTGCAATCATTGCCGGCAACCGAACTGGTAAGACTAGGACTGCTGCTGCTGAAGTAGCACTACATCTAACTGGCCTTTATCCAGACTGGTGGCAAGGCAAACGGTTTGACGAACCAACGTCATGGATTGTTGCCGGCCCTACCAACGAATTGACGCGAGACGTATGTCAATTTGCCCTGCTAGGTAGCATGAAACCTGGTACCAAGGAACCAGATGGCACCGGATGGCTACCAGCAAGGTCTATCAAAAACGTTGACTTCAGACAGTGCGGCGTGCAAAACGTCATCGACACAGTCAAAGTTGAACATGCTACTGGCGGTATCAGTGAACTTGCATTCAAGTCCTACGAGCAGGGCAACGTCAAGTTTCAAGGTGTAAGCCGGCACGGGGTATGGCTTGACGAAGAGCCGACTGACCATGCCATTTTCACCGAATGCCAAACTCGTGTCCTAGACAAAAAAGGTCTTGTGATGTTTACCCGGACACCTCTGTTCGGAATGTCAGACATCGTCCGGCACTTTCTGGATGGCGGCGACGGCATTTCTTACGCCACGGCTACATGGGACAATTCACCACACCTAAACGAGCAGGAGCGAAACCGACTCTTGATGTCATATCCAGAACACGAAAGGGCTACGCGGGCAGCTGGCGTGCCGCTTATGGGTTCTGGTGGGGTATACAACGTGCCAGACGAAGAGATCAAGTGTCAGCCTTTCGAGATACCGGCGTATTTCCGACGCATCTGCGGAATCGACTTCGGCATCGACCACCCAGCAGGGGCTGCATGGCTCGCATACGATCCTGACGCGGATGTGGTCTACGTGACTGACTGCTACCGCAAGTCTGGTGAGACTGCTGCCTACCACTCCGTCGCAATCCAAAGAAGAGGGCAGTGGATCCCAGTGGCCTGGCCTCACGA